AAACCGGGCGATCTTCCTAGACAGCGTTCTGGAGCGGAAGATGTAAAAGATATGGCCTCCATTGCAAGCAGCATTGCCAGCATAGGCATGATGTTCTCTGATGAGCGCTTGAAGCACAACATTGAGCCAGTTGGCGAGACTTATGACGGTCAGCGCATCTATCGTTACGACATGGGTGACGGTCGCACCCAGATTGGCCTGATGGCGCAGGAAGTTTTGCGTAAGCATCCTGAAGCCGTGGGTGAGCGCAACGGGTTCCTCACGCTGGACTATGACAAGGCCACCGGCGAGGCTGTTCCGTTTGCCTATGGTGGGCTTGTGCCGCGCCAAGGATATGCAACTGAAGGTGCCGTTGAGGAGGAGCCGGAGAAGCTCTCCTTTGACATTGAGAAAGCCAAGTCTGCCATATCTGGCATTGAGAGCGGTGGGCGCTATGAGGCCCTTGGCCCCATGACTGGGCGTGGTGATCGCGCTTACGGCAAGTATCAGGTCATGGGTGCCAACATTCCTTCTTGGACCGAGGAAGCTCTTGGTCGCCGCTTGAATCCTGAAGAGTTTTTGAAGGATCGTGACGCTCAGGAAAAAGTTTTTGAGCATCACTTTGGTAAGAGTGTGCAGAAGTACGGCAATCCTTATGATGCGGCTTCTGTGTGGTTCTCTGGTCGTCCTATGGGCCGCGCCGGCAATGCGTCTGACATTCTTGGCACGACGGTTCCGGCTTATGTTTCCAAGTTCCGTGCTTCCTATGAAGGCGATGCGCCTCGTCCGCCGGGTCTAATTCCTGAAGGGGATGTGCCTGAGCGTCGTGCGGCCAGTGTTGAGACCACTAAAGGCTCTGAGTCCAAGTCCACATTTGACAAGCTGTCAGAGAAGGCGACATCGCGCGACTTCCTTGTTCCGGCTCTGTCTTTTGTCGGCAGTATGCTTTCGTCAAAGAGCCCGTATCTGGCGGGAGCTATTGGTGAAGGCATCGTTGGCGGCGTGCAGGGCTATCAGTCTAACGTCAAGCAACAGGCAGACCTCGCCAAGAGTGTGTTGGACATTGTGAAGGACCGGTTTGTCATCCGGTCTGAGGGTGGAAAAACTGTTTATTTTAACAAGAGCAGCGGTCAAACGCTTACTCCTGAACAGTTCAATTCTGCCGTTTCCAAAATTGCCACGGGCATCGGTGTCTCTCCTGCCATCCTTGGAATTGATACGACCGCGACTGCTCCGGGCGCTCCCTCTGCCGTAGGCGCTATCCCTGCCATCGGCGCTGGAGGTCAGCAGCCGCAAGCTGCTCCGGGTGTTGCTCCTGTTGCTCCGGGAGCTGAGGCTCCTAAGCCCGGCGAGCCCCCTAAGCCTGAAGACAAGAAGCCCGTTGACATCTTCAGGATGTCTCAGGGTGAACTGGCTGTTTATGCTGAACAGAATCCTGAAAAGTTTGGTCTGACCGGCCCTCGTGATCCCGCCAAACTTCGTCAAGAAGAAGAAGCGTACAGAATTGAGATGCTCAACGCCCAGAAGCAGGGAAATGAGCAGGAAGCCCAGCGCAGTATGGCGCTGATGAAAGACGCTCGTGACCGCCGTGAGAAGTATATTCTGGAGGCCACGGACAAGCAGTACAAGGACAATCTGGAAATCCAGAAGGCGTCCACGCAGCGCGGAGAAGAATATCGCGGTCAGATCAACACGCGACTGCAAAACTACTCGCAGTCCCGAGGCGCGCTGACCCGTTTGGCGCAGATTTACGGTGAGTTCCAGCCGAGCCGTGCAGAAGCCATGAAGGCAGAACTTGCCTCTTGGGCTGACCAATTTGGCATTAAGTTGCCTGAGAGCTTTAACACCTCAAGCTATGACCAAGCTCTTAAGATTGCAACTTCTCAAGCTTTCAGTGTCGTTGGCGATCAGAACTTGTCTCGTTCGCCCAAGGCCGCTCTTACGGAGGCTGTTCAGACCGTTCCTAACCCGTCACTTGGTGCGGGTGCGGCGTATGCGCTCATCGGGCGTGCCATTGGTGAAATGGATTACATTAACGCTCGTGACAGAGATTACATTAAGCGTGGTCGTGGGACTGCGCCGGAGGACTTTATCTCTGACTATGACAAGGCGACCGGGAATACTGAGAAAAAGTTCATTGGCAGAGCTTTTGAGGAAATCCCGATTGGGAAAGGTGTTGAGAGGCGTGACTTGGATAGCCTGTCACGGACATATAACTTTGGTCGCTATTCTGCCCCGGCTGACCGGGATCAGGAAACTACGGCAACCGCCATTCCGCCGGAGAATCAGCGCGAATCAGGCAAGGTCTATACTGTTCCCGGCAAGGGTGAATATCGCTGGATGGGCACCGGTTGGCAGAAGGTGGGACAATGAGCAACGGGCTTCTTTCCGACGCCGATCTTGGCATTGGTCAGCCAGACCTTCTGTCTGATGCCGACCTTGGTATTGGAGCGCCTGAACAGCGCTCCGCACCAAGGATCACGTCTGGCGAGCGGCAGGCCCTTGATGACGAAGCCAAAGTAAAGGCTGCGGAAGGAATTGTGCCGGAATCTGTAAAAGCCGGCACATATAGCGCCCTAAACACTGCTCTGTTTAACGTGCCGTCCCATGTCGCGGCCCTTGCAACTAAAGCCTCTACGGGTCGCCCTTATGAGGAGGTCTATAAGGAGCAGAAGGCTTATGAGGAAGCCCTCGCCAGACGTAGCCCCACTGCCTCCAAGGTAGGAACCGCTACCGGCTTCGTTGGTGGTCTTGCCGTGCCTTTGGGTCCTTTGGCGCGAGCGGGTCAGGTGGCTAAGGCTGCGGTTGCTCCGCGTGCGGGAGAGCTTGCTGGGCGCGCGGCTGAGGCGTCAACGACCGGCGCACTTCTTTCTGGTGCGGGTTCTTATGTTGAAAGCGGCGGTCCTTTCTCTACGGATGAGGAGGCGCTGAAGAAGGCTGCACGGGACGCCGCCATTGGTGCGGGTGCTGGTGCGGTACTTGGCCCCGCCATTGGTGGCATTGCGGGTCGCTTTGCCAAGAAACCGCCCGTCGTTGATGAGGCGGGGAATCTAACGCCGCAGGCAAATAGGGTTATTGAGGAGGCATTTGGTAGCCGGCTCAGTCCCGATGACATCCAGCGTATTCGTCCCCAGCTTGAAGAAATTATGGGCCAAAAGGGCATATCTGTCGCGGCTGCACGAGAAGCCCTTCTTAAATCTGAGGGAATTGATCCTTCTCGCAGCATGGTTACAGGCAAGCGCGCTCCTGAAGCGGCTGCTCCTGCTGCTGAAGAAGCTGCCATGGCAGCGCGTGAGAAGATCGCTGCCACTGGTCAAGCCATGGCTGGCCCGCGCCCTGCTGAATCGGCTGTAGCTAGAGAGCTTTATCAAACTGAGCGCGACTACTACAGTATGGCAAAAGCTCAGTATGATAAGACATTCTCTCATCCCGGTCATTTCGCGGAAGATTTCACTGATCTTGTCGCTCCGTCTGTGCGCAAAGAACTTAATGCACGCAATCTGCCAACAGATTTTACGCGGCTGCCTCAGTACACTTATGCACCGCAAGCATTGAGGTTATTGGACGAAGTTGGTGCGGGAAGTATGCCGCTTAATCAGCCCATCAACATGCGCAATCTTGATGAGGTCAATAAAGGTCTTAATACCCTTTGGGCTAAAGCCTCCGGCGAGGATCGTGTCGCCATTCAGGCTATGAAAAAGGGCTTTATGAGTTCCATAGACGAGGGTGTGAAGAACAACTTGTTCTACGGCAACGGCGCGCAAGTCATTGCGGATATGCAAAGGTCCCGCGACTTGTGGTCTATTTACCGCCAGACGTTCTACGGGAAAGACGCCGCCAATCAGGTGTTCCGCAAGGCTTTTGAGAAGTTTAAAGAGCCTGATGGCACGATGACGGCCTTCCCAGATGCGGCTGCCGCTGAGAGCGCTCAAGCGGTTATTAACTCCAATTTGCTTAAAGGCAGAATGGGCACGCAAGTCTATGATAAGCTGGAATCCGCCCTTGGCAGGGGTTCTCCCGGCATGGAAGCGGTTGACCGTTACATCAAGAACTATGCTTTTGACTTCCAAAATAATTTAACTGGGCTGCCCAAAAAGATTGATGATTTCCTTGCGCCGGATAACATCTCCCTTGCCAAGAAGGTGTTCACGCCGGCTGAGATCAGTCAGATGCGCCGTCTTTCAGAGGCGACCAAGATCATCAATGCCCGCAAAATATCTGACGATGAGAAAGAGGGCCTGTTTGTTAAGGCTGCAAAGCGCGTTGCCCCGGCTGTGGTTGGTGGCATTGCGGGGTCTTTTCACGGCATCCCCGGCTCCATCATGGGCTCCATTGCGGCTGAAAGCCTTGGCTCCGGCGTTCGCGGTCTGGCTAGGTCAATGCAGATTGGCGCGGAGAGGGCTGGCGCTCCCATACTTCGTCCTGAAGTGGTTATTCCCGCTCCTGTCAGAAACATCCCCGGCATGTATCCTGAAGAGAAAGAAACCGGGTACGGGATGCCACCAGACCGGATGGGCCGCGCCACAGGCGGCAAGGTCATGAACTCTGAAGCGCACGCTGACAGACTTGTTGGCATGGCGGAACGGGCTAAGAATATGCTTGGCAAAGAAACCAAGCCGCTTCTCAATACGCCGGACGAGCATGTAGCCAAGGCGTTAGAGATTGCGAATCGTCACATCTGAGGGATGAACAATGACCTCCACGTACACGTCCAATAAGACCATTGAGAAGCCCGCAAACGGCGATTACCCGGATACGTGGAATGTGCCCGTCAATGCTGACTGGGACATCATTGATAAGGCTTTGGGCTCGTCTGTCAGCAAAACGCTGTCAAACGTGGATGTGTTCTTGACGCTTTCCGAGGCTCAGAACCAGCAGATTTTTTTAACTGGTGCCCTTACGGCTAACGTCAATGTTGTCATTCCTTATAAAAATGGCAGCGCAAGCGAGGCTGTTGGCGGCACTTGGGTCATCTACAACAACACGACTGGCGCTTATAGTGTCGGTATTTTGACAGAGGTTGCAGGCAGCACTGGCGTATTCATCACGCAAGGCAAGCGTGCGTTTGTGTATTCCGATGGCACAAACATGAACTTTGCCGATGATGTACGCCTGACCGCTGGCAACGCTGGCGTCACTGTTTCTGGCGGCACAATCAGCCTTACCGTGCCTGTTACGGCTGCCAATGGCGGTACTGGACAGACCTCATATACGACCGGCGATGTACTTTATGCTTCTGGATCGACTGCTATTTCCAAACTTGGAATTGGCACATCTGGTCAGGTCCTCACCGTTAGCGTCGGCGGAATTCCAACATGGACAACTCCGGCAACTGGCGGCGGTGGAACAGGAACGGTCACATCCGTTGGCCTCTCTATGGGAACGACTGGCCTTACTGTAACGGGCACCAATCCAATTACCACAACAGGCACCTTTACCATCGGCGGCACGCTTGGTGTTGCTAATGGTGGTACAGGCGCTAATACACTTACAGGATACGTGAAGGGCAACGGCACTGGCGTCATGACTGCCAGCGCAACCGTTCCCGGTACGGATGTATCTGGCAACATTACTGGCAGTGCCGCTAACGTGACGGGAACTGTTGCTATCGCTAACGGAGGCACAGGTGCAACGTCTGCCTCAACTGCGGCCACTGCTCTCGGAGTTGGCACATCAAGCGCCGCTTCATTTGCAAGTGTTACAACTACAGGAAAAGGCACATTTGACTCGGTAAAGGTTAACTCGTCCGCCGGTTTTGACTGCATTGCCTATAGCGGTGGAATTGTAAGCTTTAACGTAACGGGAAGTTCTAGCATTTTTGGAACCGGTTCCGGAATGGATCATTGGGCTGCTGGAATACCTAATTTTTCTACTTCTAGTACATACTTCAGACTTCAGGGCGGCATCACGCCACATGCATATGGAACAACCGCTTGGACCAACATTTCTGACGCTAGGACCAAGAAGGAAGAAGCCCCCTACGTTAAGGGTCTTAGCGACCTTAAAACGCTCAATGTTGTCTCTTATAAGTACAACGGTCTTTATGGGACTCCTGATAACAACGTGCGTTACTACGGACTTATTGCTCAGGAAGTTTTGACCTCAAACTTCTCTGATATGGTTGGAACGTATGTGTACACGGACCCTCAAACCAAACAGCAAACTCAGCTTTATGATGTAGATACATCTCAGCTTGTTTTTGCTCTCATTAATGCGGTTGAAGAGCTTTCAAACCGCGTTGCGGCTCTTGAGGCTAAAGTTCCGTAATAAAAATGCCCCGGCACGCAAAACTGGAGCCGGGGCAGTAAGCGTTACGATCCGACGCTGTGACAGTTTTCTTGAAAAACCAGAGACAAGTCATTGGCTCAGGTTAGACGTTTCCATTTTGGAATCGTCCTTCGCGTTTTGCGAAGCTAGTGAAATCTTCTTTTCATGGCGCTTAATGCCATGAATTACAGTCGTATGATCTTTCTGTCCGCTGTAGAACGCAAGCCACAAATAGCCCTTTTTCAATTCATGACGCCCGCGCCACCATGCCTCGCCGCGCGCTTCCACAAACTTCTTGAACTTTCTGTCGCCGTCTAAATCAGACAAGGTGATGCCGTGCTTATGGCAAACTTCGCGTTTTATGTCATGGAAAGACTTAGGCTTTGGTTCTTGGCACACAACTAAAGGCGAAATATTGCTCTCCACCGGGAGCCTCCCATAAATCAAGATAAGCAGCGCGCTCATGGCGCGGGTCAGATGACATTCTATGATCGCCGTTTGGCTCTTCATAGGCCCAAAGGCCCATATCCTTATCGTCAAGCTCCGGGCGTCTCAGCCAGCCAAAGCTGTAGTGCCAACCTGATTTGATGACTCTATGTTTCTCCCAAACGTCGGGTTTGGCCTCGCCTTGATGTCCGTGTTTTGCCATGTCCAGCACTCCCCGTCCTCGTGAAAGCATACCCATAACCAGTGATGCTCTATCCCATAATCTACCATGAAGTGGGCGATAGCTTTGCCCTTTGGTGTATCAAGCGGTATTGGAGGGTTTAATTGGAGTATCATTTTTTCTCCGCGTATCTTGGGTTTAGCTGGAACGGTTTACGCCTTACCCCCTTATTGCGCGGCTGTGGCTTCACGAAACAGATGTCGTGATGTTCTTGGCAGTACGAGCCGACCTTTTTGGGTTGACCGCAAAACAAGAAGTCAGCCGCCTTTGGGCTATCATTGACGATGAACCGGCACGATGAAGCCTTCAGATCAAAAAGCCTAACAATACCGCTGTCTTCTTTGACCGGGGGCAGTGGTGGTAGTCTTTGCCGTCTGTGGCTCGGCACATAAGGATTGCGCAGCTTATTGCGCTTCTCATCTGCCGTAGCGTTCTTCTTTGACGCAGGATCACGATATTCCAGAAAGCCTTTGGCGCGGAGGCGGCCAACGAGGCCCATGACTGCGCTTCGTGTCATATTCAGCTTGACAGCTATTTGAGTGCCAGTCTTGTGGTCCTTCCACATACGAATGACGGTCTCTATGGTTTCTTCATTATGATGAGGAGTTGAATCCATATCAGCACCTATTTGTATCTTAGCTTGCCCCACAACTCTATTGTCAAGTCCCAGCCCATCAGGATTAGTAGTCCTGTAAGCCCGATCACGAGGACCGTCACGCAAGCAAGCATGACGGCCCCCATAAACATCATAGCCTCTACCATGTGTATAATGTCCCTGCCCATGATGGCACCTTGGACGCCTGAGCCATACGCACATATTTGGCGCGGTAGGCTTGGGCCTTCCGGTTGAGTTTCTTGTTCCAGCCGCCCCAGCCAGCAACGTGACACGCTGCAAGCTGGTTGTAAGTCTGCGCCCCTACGCTGATGCACTTCTCCATATGGAGGATGCCAGCCGTGATCTGAGCTTTACAGTCACGGTGAAGGTCGTAACTGCTGATCCCAAAAGCCTCTGCGCTCTTAGGCATTACCTGTAGAGGGCCTACAGCGCGCCCGTGGCGGGTCTTAGGGCCAAGGACGTGACACCTGAAGCCGCTTTCCAACTTGGTAAGCCGTAGGGCATCCTCAACGCGCCCCTGCCCCAAACGGCTCCTAGCCTCAGTGGCAACCATCCCCGCCACCTTAGAGCGGTCAGGGACCATGGCGCTTAGGTCTAGCGTACCAGCCCAAGAGGGAGTTTCAGGGGCACGAAGCCCCTTACTCCAGTATTCACGGTCCTTGCGGAAGAAATCCGCTGCTGATTCGTCAGCCGCCAGCGGGTGTATCAGGCTTGTTGCCGTCAGAGCCATTGCCGCCGTAAGGGCTACTATCTTGCGCATTGATGTTCTCCCGTCTCGGTGCAAACCGCTTTGCCATAGCGGCGATGTCATCCTCAATGTTGTCAAACTGTGCGGAAGCAAACTGCCCCGCGATAGCAGTGTAGTTTACGTCATCAACCCATGAATCAACAAGCGTCGGATTTGCTGTCTGCCTAGCTTGCTTCACGCACGACATGATGATCGCAACGTCATACATGCTGACCGGTCGGTTAAGTCGGATAGCTGCCAACTTGCTCGCGCGGTCAAAACACAATTCAACAGAGCCGTATTGCTGGCCACGTTCCTTCAAGGCTTGAACAGCATTTGTGAGGATTTCTGCATGATTAGTCATTTCATTGTTCCTTTCCGTATTCAAAGTAAACTTGCACTTTACCGATATGCGCGGTGTTTAAGACTATATCACCTCTATCTTCCCATACCACCTCCCCCGTCATGTGATCTTTGCGTTTATAGTAAAGACGCGCTTTGACGAAGATTTCTTCGTTTATTTGCGCCATGAACCTATCCAGCGTCTCGCAGTCTGTTTCTACCGTCATTTGGTGAACAAGATACTCTTGCGCGCTTGGCATGTTCATTGTGATAAGCAGCTTCATTCTTTTTCTCCAATGAACAAGAATTTGCACAGTGAAGGATCACATACATAGTAATCCTCTTCTGCCTGAGTATTTTTAGCAAACCGTTTTATCTTCTGCCATTTGTCTTTAGTGTCGCCGGGCAAGATAGCAATATAATTGGCATCCTTACTCAGCATTATATAGGCCGTCACTTGCCCATTCCTCCTATCAACTGCTTTGACATTTGACACGATCATGTCTCTGTGCGGCCAATCTTCAAGGCATGTGAAGTCAGTGTTGATATGCTTCACTTCCAATAGCGAAGACTCTCCGTCTTCTTTAGTGCTAATCAAATCACCGGCATCAACATACTTGTTTGGGTTCTCGCCAAACGGCGCAGCATCAATAGGGTGTATAGTCACAATTCTTCTGAGATTATGTAGCCAAGCTGCGACAACAAAGACGCCAAAACTTGATCCATATAATCTCTTGAGAAAAGCAGCGTGCTTCTCAACTCTGTTAATCACGCCTGACAACTGTTCCATCCATCTTCTTCTTCCATTTGGAATGGCGACCACCCGGCAATGGAGACTTAGACTTCTTTGCGCCGATGTGGCGTTGGTGAATACGTTTAACTCGCGCGATCAAGGGAGCATCCACAGTAGCAGTATGAGTCCTATGGCACTTACGATGGGCAACCAGCCAATTACTAGCATCGTCAGCACCACCTGCCTCCAAGGGAATCTCATGGCTAACGTCCCAATCTTCGCCGGGGATCACTTTCATGCTGCACAGATGGCAGACGCCCCCGTGCCGCATGAAAATGTCAGCCCGCATCTTTGTCGTGATGCGTACTCGTTTCATTGGATTGAAGCGTCCTCAGCTTCTTCCTCTACGTTATCGTAAAGCATCATAATCATTTCATATGTCTTGCTCATATTTATAGATAGCGTAGCGAGGGCTTCCTGTTTGCTTTCACAGCACCCAAAAAGAACTTTTGCCATCACTACACCCGTGGCAGGGATTGCAATACTAGCCGTTACGCCATTTAAAATTTTTGTTACGCGCTCGCATACCTCTAATGTTTCCTTAACATGCTGCATGTTTTCAAGCATATCGTTGATCTCTTCTTTCAAACGATCATCAATCATAGCTTCATCTCCGCACGCTTGGTGGCCTCATGCGATTGCCATTCGTGGAATCTCATCCTGATATATTCAAGTTGTACCTTGAGTAGAGACGCCTTTTCCCGCGCCTCCACCATGCTCTTGATATAGTCGCGCCAATCCTGAGACGCCTTGACGTTCATCTCAGCGCGACTGACCGGCATATCTCCCTGACCAGCCATCAACTGCGCAAGGAAGCTGGACTTGCTTTCTTCCAGCATGGAGGCGGCGGCGTCCGCATCGACCCATTTTTTGGCGATGACACGAAACTGCTCTGAGAGAGGGAGGTTTGTGTCCATGGTCAGAAGGGAATATTGTCGTCGGAAACCGGGGCGCGAGACGGAGCAGCGTCTTGGCGGGGCTCTTTCTTCTTAAAGGAGAATGAGTACCAAGGGTTTCCGTTCTTATCTACCTTGCGCCAAGCGTTAACCCAGTATTCCTGACCCTCAATCATGGCAGAGCCATTCATGTCAGCGTGCTTGTCGCTCGCCTTCCGGTCGTTCTTAAACATGGAACCAGAATTATCGCGCTGCTCATATGCCATCATACTTCTCCTTTAGGGATTTAACTTTTTCGTTAAGTTCAGACAGGAACTCCTGAACAGCCTCTTCAGCCATAGTGATCCATGCGTCGTCCCGCTCGACACGGGCAACAAACAACTGCATCTCTTCTGGCATCCGAGGGTCAAATGACACAAAGTCACACCACGCCCGGCCAGTACATGCCATCTGCCATTGCATCTGAGCAAAGTATTTAGGCGGTGCGCCATCTGACATA